AAATGCCGCATCTAGCATCACTAATGTTCGCGGCAAGTTGTATGTCAATAACACCGAGGTTATAGATAATAGTAGAAACATAACTGGAGCTTCCTTTATAAATACTGGGGTTCGTTATATCTCAAATCAAATCCAATCAGGCTATGCCGACAATAGTGAAGATTCTGATATTTGGATAAATTATACAGGATACCAAGGAGGCACGACTTACTTTAGAGACTTTAGAGTAGGTAATGGAAAGCAAGCGCAACTATTTTTTGTTGATGGAAGCGCGGGGAATGTGTCGGTAACAAATGCTTTAACAGTAGGCAGCACTATCTCTAGCGGCGCTATAACAAGTACAGGAGTTCTGACACTTAGCGCAGATACAACCCATGTAATTAATTTCTCTGCAAACTCAACTGCTGATGCGAGGGGCATTTCTTTTAATAACAGAGCTGCTTTATCAGCAGACTACAACGATGGTTGGTTGAGGTTAAACCAGCTTTCACAGTTTGCTAACGGAGTATATACCCCTGCTGGTATCCGCGTAGATGGAAATATATTAGCCAATGGCGGCTTAAATGTTGCTGTTGGCGCACTTCAAGTAGGCGGCACCACAGTAATAGACAGCAACAAGCGACTTTTAGTCAGTGATGGATCTGCCGCCGCACCTTATATGACTTTTGCGGCTGATACCAATACAGGTTTTTATAGGCCATCGCCAGACAATATCGGCTTTGCTATAGGCGGAGTCGCTCGTGCATTTATGAGTGCTAACCAGTTCAATATGACTGGTAATATCGCTTTAAGCGGAGGGTTATTAGTCGGCGGCACCACAGTTATAGACAGTGCTAGAAACCTAGTAAACGTCACCACGACAATCTCAGACGCTGAATACGGCCAGTCCCTAAACGGCAACTTTGGTCAGTGGCTTGCTCACGGCCGTTATGCCGCATCGCCAGGATTTAATCAAGATGTGGATTATTGGGGTTGGAACTTTGTTCAGGGCAACATCAATGCGCCGCACACCTCATCTGGTCAGTGGTATAGAAATCGCATATCACTCGGCAACGCATACGGTCACGGTATTAGCCCTGGAGATTATTGGCTTGAAATAGCGCACCCACGAACCACATCTGCATCAGGTTCAATGTATATTCGCGCTTGTGAAAACGGAAGTATTGGCTCATGGGTTGAAGTAGGCAGCAATATTAGAGGCAGTATCGTTGCCGGTGGAAACATTACGGCGTACTCAGACGAGCGCCTTAAACAAAATATCCAAACGCTAGACGGATCTAAAGTTCTAAAGATGCGAGGCGTGTCATTTACTAAAGACGGCCAAGCAGGATCAGGCGTAATTGCTCAAGAGTTGGAGCTTATTGCAAGCGAGTTGGTTCATACCTCCGATGATGAGATGGGAACCAAATCTGTAGCGTATGGAAACCTTGTTGGCTATCTCATAGAGAACGCCAAGCAACAACAGTCAGAAATTGACGAACTAAAAACCCTTGTTAAAAAACTAATGGAGAAATAGAAATGGCGATAACTAAAACTGAAGTATTACAACGATGCGAGACTTACCCCGCACAAGACCCAAGCGCAGAGTCTACGACCAATGAAGCCAATCCTAGATTGATGGTCGTAATGGAAATCACTTTTGACGATGCAGACGATGCTGAGTTGCCAGCGGTTTCTAATCACGTCACTCACTTAAATCGGTACGACGCTGACGGCAATCCCACGGATGTGACTGGCTACGTTCAGCTAGTTCAAGACATCTGCGCGGCGGTCTGGACTGATGCCTGATTACACGGTTGAGGATGAATTGCTGAAGTTCGCCTATGAGTTTAGCAATGGAGAGACTGGATTCTTTCACCTAGCCGTTGATCCTAATCTAACTCCTGAGCAGCAGATAGAATCTTTCGTCGCTCAAGAACAGGCGTTTATAGATCAGGTGGAAGAATGGCAGTCACAATAAGCCAATTTACAATATCAACCACTGATATTTTTGGATTTTCTCCCCCTGCTCTTGCGGGATTTAATGACGTACTTGGAACGTCAAGTATTAGCCAGAGCGAAAAATACTTAGTTGCATTCGGGGGAAATGGTGTACGAGGGTTGTATTGGTTTGCTAACCAAAGCCTAATCTACTTTGAAGTGTACGGCATTCACGAAAATGCTGGTTGGGACTACATTACGATCAACGGCGTTAATTACAATAGATCTTCCGCTACTTATGGCGGGTCTATAGTCGCTGACAATTCTAGCTTTAATTACCCAACCGGCGGAGGCGAGGAAGGCGGTCCATATACTAGATGGACTTGGACTGCGTCATCTTTTCCATTCGCATCGTCTGCATCTGGTGCAACTCAGGCGATGTATGTAAAGCATAGCGGATCTATGCCAGCGTCAGGCGCTCTAAGCATGAATACCATACACACGGTCGCAGGGGGAAGCTCTGGGACTTCCGTGGGTTTAAACGATTCAGACGTTCGTGCTTTAAATTGGTACAACACTGTGGCGGGAAGTCCTATCGCAAGCGGCGGCAAGAATGCAATCCAAGAGTATTATTACCCTTGCAACGTAGGCGAGAACCAAGGCTATACGCGCAGAAGGTTGCCTAGCACTACTAGCAATAGCCTTAGTTATAAATTAGCAAGTGCAGATGCCGATATAGATAACGCAAGCATTAATGCGGCGGCAACAATTGCAAAATGCGGCATGACCGTAGAGTTTGACGGAACTAACACAAGACTAAGGTATCACCTTTTATCTACCGGAAACTTTACCGGAAGCGGCGCTACAATCACGTTGACAAATCAATATTGGAACGCAGAAGCATCAGGAACCGGCAGTCCCCAAACTTACAGCGCGGTCACTAATGACGCCATTACATTTGAGGGCGCTCAAGTCATACAGGCGGCTCTTTTAACGTCTCAGCATAATGTCTCACTAGCCACTGGAACACAAAATCCCGGCGGCGGTCAAATTGGCCAATCCATATTTCCCATGACAGGAGGAGGATTTGGCGAAACGGTAATGGCCACTAATAGCATAACCTCATTTGTCACCACTGCTGCGAACACTGCTTATGGGCGAAGTTTCCAAATCTCAACAACTATGCCTCGCTTTACCTACGGCGACAAAGTTTCTACCGCAGACATCAGGTTCAGGTGGGCTTTAAGGCTCCTTGGATACAGCCCAGCAGATCGCACTTATATTGAGAAAGATACAACCCTAAACTTCATGATCAGCCTGAGAGCTAGAACGGAGCATAACTAAATGCTGACCTGTTAAACCAGTGGAAGACGTGCTAATAACACGATAAAATCGTCAAACCACAACTAAGGAGAGGAACATGAGCGAACAGAAGCGGGAAATGAGTGCCGACGAATACCACACAATGGCTAAGATTGATTCATTAGCTAAACAAAACGCCGGTCAGGCTCTCAGAATAGCCGATTTAGAGGCACAACTCAGCTTGATTCAAGCACAACAGCAGCAGCAACAGCAGTCAGCAGAAGCGCCGATTCCAGGCGAAGAACCTGTCTTTGAAGAAGTTGACGAAGCGCACTAGGTGATAATATGCAAGAAGAGGCAAAAACAATAGTAGACGGATTAGCTGTTACTGGGACTGTTGCGACTATGGCAGGCTGGTTGCCTCCTCTTGCATCCGCTTTAACTATCATCTGGTTGTCTATTCGGATCTGGGAATCTCCTACGATTCAGAACATGTTTAAACGAGATGTCTGATGATTGCCGAATTAGCTGCATTTAACGCTGCCTATTCGGTGCTGAAGGAGTTTGTTGGCAACGGCAAAGACTTGTCCGATTGCTTTGGTCAGATAGGTCAGATGACTAATGCCAAGGAAGATTTGAAGGCTAGGCAGCAGAAGAACAAGAAGTCTTTGTTTGCGTCTGATGCCGAAGAGTTTATGGCACTGGAGCAAATCAAGAAGGCAGAGCAAGAGTTACAAGATTTCATGGTTTATTACGGCAGAGCAGGATTATGGGATGATTTTATAATCTTCCAAGCTAAGGCTCGCAAAGCAAGACTAGAAGCCAAGAACGCGCACATCCAGAAGATTAACAGGCGAATGCACATAGCAGGACTCGTGGTTGCGTGTGGTCTAATTTGTGTCGGCTTGTACGCTTGCTTTACTATTATAATTGCGATTGTAAGGTAGTTATGCTTGATAAACTCATTGGTCCCGTAACGGGACTATTAGACAAGTTCATAGAGGAAAAAGATCAAAAGAACGCTTTGGCGCATGAAATTGCAACAATGTCGCAGAAAAATTAACATACGGCAAGATAGTAACGGCTTGCGAAGAAAGGAAAAAATGGGCTTATGTATCAATTTCATCCTGAAAGACCAACACCGAACCCGTATTTGGACATCGCTAGGCTAGTTATACCTAATAGCAAAATAGTCCACAAATTTGGCGCTAACTTCGATATTGATCAAGCTACAGATCCTGAAAGCGTGTGGACAGCAGGAGGATTATACCCCTGGTCAGCGTTAGCTACTGCACAAACCATTTATTGCATTAGCACCAGTGGAAGCGATACGGGGACTTTGATAGTCGAAGGATTGGATGAAAATTACAATGAGCAAACCGAATCCGTAACGCTAACAGGAACTAGCGCAGTTTCTACAAGCAACACTTTTATCCGTGTTTTTCGCATGACCTACGGGGACGTTGCGAATGTGGGAACGATCACAGCACGCGTCACAAACGGCACAGGGACTGTTGTTGCTCAGATTGATGCTACCTATGCTCAAACCTTAATGGCTGTTTATACCGTACCTGCGGGGCACACAGGCTATTTGTCGGCTTTAGACGCAACGATTGATTCAAATAAAAACTGTCAGATCTTTATGTATCACCGACTATTTGGCAACCCTTTTAGAATTGCGCATATAGCAGAATCGTCTGGCCATTATCGCTATGACTATCACGCGCCATTGCGTGTACCAGAAAAAACCGATATTGATATCAGGGTTGATAATGTGAGCGGCAACGATTCCCGAGTAACAGCTAACTTCGATATTTTGTTGATTAGGGATTAAACAATGCTGCAATCATTGATCGGCCCAGTCACGGGACTGTTAGATAAGTTTATAGAGGACAAAGACCAGAAGAACGCCTTGGCGCATGAAATTGCTACCATTTCGCAGAAATACGCGCAAGAAATTGCTAAAGGTCAAATGGCTATCAATCAGGTCGAGGCGGCCCACAAGTCGCTGTTCGTGTCCGGCTGGCGGCCCGCCACCGGATGGTGCTGCGTTTTTGCTTTAGCTGGGAACTTCATGGTTATACCGTTCACCAATTTTGTTTTGGCTATATCGGAGGTCGATATAGTGGTGCCTCTTATTCCTCTGGACACTATGATGCCCGTTCTTTTAGGGATGCTGGGGCTTGGCGGGCTTAGGACGTATGAAAAGCACAAAGGCGTACACAGAGATAAATGACTGCGGCTAGTGCCTTGACGTTCCCCTCCTCTCCTTCTCGTCAATGGGGTGCAATTCCCCAGCAGTCAACCCTAACTATCTCCAAGCCTTCTGTAACCACTCGTTTGCTAACGGTGACATTGGCAGATTGGCTGGACTTCCTCTTAATTTTTGTCTGCAAGTATTGCAAATCTTAAAATCTTTTCGAACCGATTTGCCACAATAGCCGCAAGTTGATTTAAAAAGGAATGTCATCATCAAATTCCTCTACTGGCGGAGCTTGGTGGTGCGTTGCCGCTTGCTGATTTTGAGCGGGCGGTTGCTGTTTAAAATTATCAGCGTCCTTAGTCCAAAAGATTTTGGCATTCCCGACAAAGTTTTTAGGATGCTTTGCCTCTTGTTCTTCTTTTGATTGCTGCTCTATGATGCCGCCATTTTGCCCGTACTCGTCTGGGTTTGAGTCTACGAAAGCAGTTAAATTGGCATATTTAACGCCGTTTTTGCCGGTATAAAACTTTGCTTTGGTCAACTTTGTTACAGCGATGCTAAAATTTATGCCTACAGTCGCCATTTTACTCTCCTATTTTGTGTTTTAGTTTCTCGATTTTCTCCAATACCACCTGAAGATTATCGTCTAATCCTTTTATGTACTTGTCGTTCCTATAGACAGTCACGATAAAAGGCGGCATGGCTGGGTGATATGACATAAAGTCCCAACTGTCAGTTTCACACAACCAGATACACCCTTGTACTTGTGGGTAGTAATTGCTTGGGCATTTACCACTGTCAAAATACTTTAGGTGATTCTTGGGCGCTGGACATTTAACTTCGAGTCGCATCCGGTCAGGTGAACACCCTATGGTTTGCTCGTCATTAGTTACAAAACCCAGCACTTCGGTTTCGGTATCTTTTATTAGCTCGTAGGCCATTACAGCCTCGGCTTCCATTTCGATGCCTCGGGTCATCCAATCGGTAACAAATACTTCTGCTTTTTGGCCAGAAATTACTTCTGCCGCCAGCTCTATCGCGTAATCGTCTAGGCTGCTGCTGACCTTGCAAGTGCTAGTGAATACTTTGCCAAAATTAGATGCTGTGGGAACACCAAGGCGCAACGAATGCCATGCCTCTGTGCCTTGCTCTACGTCATGAACGATCATGATGGTATTGATTCCAGCAAACGAATTGCTTTGATCGCCTCTGCGCTGCTAAGATCTTTAATTGACTGGTGCTTTGACTTTATCTTTCGCAGCAACATCTCTTCGTCTCTTCCCTTGGCAACCAACAGCTCTGCAAGCGTTTCAATCTCTCGCTTACTTGCAACCCTAAACATTGCCGCTTCGCCGTCATCATCTACTGAGGGGATACCAAACGCTGCTTGAAGGGCATATCTTCGCGCATACGTTATAGCCGATCCTGCTGCCTGTGGGTCGGCTTTTGCCAAAGGTAGTGTGAAACTATGCTCAAACCACTCGCCGCTCGTATGCAGTATCCTAGTGAGCACACCAACGCCTCTGTCATC